TTTAATGTTACAAAAACAACTACATTTTTTAACACTTATAATTTTGAAAGTGGAGCTGGAAATGCATTAGAGTATCAACCTAGTCAAGATTTGGCACAAGGTACTGGATTATCAAGTTTTGCACCAGCTGTGGGTAATGGTGCTGATGAATCTGCAAGTGGTGAATTAACAATTTTTAATCCTAGTTCTACTACTTTTGTAAAAAATTTTTTAAGTAGATGTATGGGTGTAGAAAGTAGAGATATAGCACAAGATAATTTTGTTGGTGGGTATGCTAATACTACATCAGCATTAACTGGAGTAAGATTTCAATTTTTCTCTGGAGATATAGGTTCAGCAGTAATAAAATTATATGGGATTGGGGGATAAATGGGTTTAATTAGTAATGGTTCAACAATATTTGATGCTGGTTCAATGTCTGCTGGTTTTGGTGGTAGTATGGTATTTATTAAAAAGCTAACAGCTAGTTCATCTGCTACTTTATCTTTTGTTGATGGTACAGATGGTGTGGTGCTAGATGATACTTATAAGGAATATGTATTTACATTTAAAGATATTCATCCATCAACAGACATATCTCAATTTTCTTTTAATATGAGTATAGATAGTGGCAGTAATTATAATGTTACAAAAACAACTACATCTTTTAGAGCATATCATTCAGAAGATAATGCAGAAGTTGGTTTAGGATATTTTACAGCTATGGATTTAGCACAATCAACATCATTCCAACCACTAACATATTATTCTGGAATACAAAATGATGCTAGTAATGTAGGAACTTTACAAATTTTTTCGCCATCTAGCACAACTTTTGTTAAACATTTTATTTGTACTACAAATGAAATGAGTAGAGAAAGTGGTGGTAATCCACCTTTATCACAAAATTATTTTACAGCTGGGTATGGTAATACTGTTTCAGCAGTAAATGCTATTCAATTTAAAATGAGTTCTGGAAACATAGATGCTGGAGATATTTGCCTTTATGGTATTGCATAAATTTTTAACAAAGGAGTATAAATAATTATGACAAGACATCACAATATAAATGGGAACATAGTTCCTTTTACAGCAGAAGAAGAAGCACAAAGAGATGCTGAAGAATTAGCATTTGCTAATGGTGCATTTGATAGAGCAATGGCAGATTTAAGACAAAAAAGAAATAGTCTTTTAACTGCTACTGATTATCTTGCATTATCTGACAATACTTTAACTTCTGCTATGTCTACTTATAGACAAGCATTAAGAGATTTAACTGATGGATTAACTACACTAGATGAAGTTAATGCAGTAAGTTTTCCAACTAAACCATAATAATGGCTAAGAAACTAACCTCAAAACAGTACGCTGACGTGGCTACTGGGGTTAGACTTTCATCACATGAGAAACTTTGTGCTGAACGAATGGAACATTTAATGATAGCAATAAAAGAATTAAAAACTGAAGTTAAATCTTTAAGACAAGATGTACTAAAAGGTAAAGGAGCAATAAGCGTAATAATAGGGTTAGGAGCAGTTATAGCTACTATTATAGGCTGGATGGAATTAAAATAATGTGGTTAACAGGAATTAAATTAGCAATGCAGGCAGGAAGCCACATTTACAAAAAGAAACAACAAACTAAAATGTTAATGGCTGATGCTCAAATGAAACATGCTGAGAAAATGTCAACTGGACAATTAGAATATTCTGGTAAAGCTTTAGAAGCTAGACAATCAGATTGGAAAGACGAATTTATTTTAATTTTATTAAGCATGCCACTTTTATTGCTAGGTTGGGCGGCATTTAGTGACGACCCTAACGCAATGGTTCGTATGCAACTCTTTTTTGAATATTTTTCACAATTACCATTTTGGTATCAAACTATTTTTGTAGGTGTAATAGCTTCTGTTTATGGCTTAAAAGCAACTGATTTAATTAAAAGGAAATAACATGAAAAGATTAATAGTCTTAATAATTTTATTTAGTAGTTTTTACATAGCAAGTTTTGTATATGCAGATTCTACACAAACAAATACATCAGGCTCAAACACAGCTATAGAAGGTGGTTATACATCCACTTCAACAACAAATTTTGCAGATGGTAGTTCCTCAAATACTACAGCAACAACAACAAACTCAAGCACTTCTAATATAAAATCAGCGCCTTTCACTGCGTCTGCACCCTCAATGAATACTTCTAACAACTGCGCTCTTTCTTTAAGCGCTGGCGTACAGAATTTTAGCATTGGTGCAAGTGTTGGTCGTTCTTACCAAGATGAAACTTGTGAATTAATTGCTTTATCTACTGCTTTAAGTAGAGTAGGTATGAAAGTAGCAAGCATTGCATTGTTATGTCAAGATGAAAGAGTTTGGCAAGCTTTTATTTCTGCTGGAACTCCTTGTCCTACAGATGGTGCTATTGGAAAAGAAAGTATGAAATTAATTGCTAATAAATATAATTATAAAATGCCTACTTATGAAAAATGGGTAGAGTTAGAAAAAAAAGAAGCTAAAGAACAAGCTAAACTAGATAAGAAAAAGATTAAAATAGAAAAATTAAAACCTATAAAATGAGAAGAAAAGACAATACAATCTTAATAGGAATATTAGGAACTGTATTATTAGGACTTTCAACATGGGTACTTATTACTTTAATAGAATTACAAACTTTAGTATACATGATACAACAAGAATTAATGGGATTTGAAAAAGTTATTGGGAGAATATATTATCATATGGATAAAATAAAATGAAATTAATATTAGTATTAGGTGCATTGCTGTGGCTTTTATTATCATGGTTTTCTAATTCTGTAGGTTTAAAAGCGGCAGAAGTAACAACAAATAATTTACTTGATAAAAATTTTGATGCAGGGGCATGGTCTGGCACAGCAGATGGCAGGCATGGTTCTAATGTAATTGCGGCAGAACATAATACTTATATTCAAAGTAATGATATAAGTGTTAAAAATGATGCTAACCTTACAGAAATTCAATTGCAAAATGGTTTTACAACTAATCATCAATTTGAATATTGGCATTGGAATACTTACGAAAGTAATGTAAAATCAACAGTAACTATAACAGGAGCAAATGGTGAAACAACAACGCAAATTAGAAATTATGTTAGTGATAGCTGTGGCAGTAATAACTGTGGTGGTTACAGCATTGGTTCTGATACTGCTGTTGTACTTTCAAATATACAAACCGACTATGATATATCAGTTAGATATGATTTCACAGATTCATCAAATGCTACAGAGAGTCATTATGGGGTTGACCTCAAGGAGCCTTCCCTCACTTTAACTTACGAATCTCAACCTATAGAGTTAGAAGTTAAAAACATTATACAAGATTTATTTAAAGATTCTAAAATAGAAGAAAATTTAAAGTTTAAAGAAGAAATTATAGTAAAATCACCTATGCCAAAAATGGCTATTATTACTAATGACCCCGTTGTAGAAGAAATAAAAGACAAAAAACCTAAGATAGTTCAAACTTTTGTTGAGGAGATTTATAATGAAGAACCTAAAAAAGAAGTTAAAGCTAAACCTGAGTTTGTGGAAGAGGTCATTGAAACAAAGACTGAATCGGCATCTGACACTATTAGACAAGAATTTACAGAAGTTACAGAAGAAGTAACTAAAGAAGAGCCTAAAGAAGTTGCACAAAAAGAAACTAAAGAAGAAATTAAAAAAGAGGAAAAAACTGATGTATCAAAAGAAGAAAAAGCCCCAGTCAAACAAGAAGCCAAGCAAGAAACCTTACAAGCCGAAAAAGAAATAAAAACAGAAACTAAGACAAAAGTTTTAACTGCAAAGTTAGACAGTGTTGATGTTAATGTTAAAAATGTTTCTAAGAATCTTGAACTTAAAAATTTAATTAAACTTGATGCTATGCTTAAAGATGAAATGTCTTTAGACACATACACAAGTGTTGCTTTTTATAAGCCACTAAATATTTATAGTAATCAAGATTTAATGAAAGATACTAGGTTGTTATATTCAGATAATACTTTAGATGTTTATATTCAAAATGACCCAGTGGTTGTTAAACAAAAAAACTTAAGTAGAATTAAGTATGAAAAAAGAAAACTAATGTTACAAATACAGGACTTAAAAAATGGATAGAAAAATAATAAAAACTCAATTGTTACATGTATGGAATGACCATAAATGGGTATACGGTGTAGTAGCAATTCTTATTGTAATAGGATATGTAATATGAGTTTATATAAAAACATAAATGCTCGTAAAAAAGCAGGTACTTCAAGACCTAAAAGTAAATCAACAGTATCAGCTAAATCTTATAAAAATATGAAAGCTGGCTTTCCTAAAAAGAAAAAAGCGTAATGATTAAGCAAATTAAAAGTAATTTAACAAACATAGTTGTTATTATTGGACTTATAGGAAGTATAGGTGCAGGATTTATCAAGTATGGTGAGGTTATGACTAAACTTGATGTATTAACTAAAGCATCTAAGACAGTTGATGTAAGTTATGCGTCAGAAATAGCTGTACTTGAAGAAAAAGTTGCAGTATTAGAAGCTAAGAAACCTGTTAATGTTAATGAAATTAAGATACAAGCAAAGGTTAATGAAGCAGAACTTAAAATATTAAAGTTAGAAATAGAAGAAATTAAAGAAAATTTAAAAAACCCCTTAAATTAATATGCGAGATAATAAAGTAATTGACACTTTTCTAGCGAAAGAAAAAGACAAAAAGAAAGACATGGAACTTTTTAAAGTATTAAAAAAAGAAGTCAATGTGGGTGCTAATGGTACTCAGTCTTACATTATTAAAGAAGGTATTAACAAAGGTAAATTAATAAAAAAGAAAGATGGCTAAACAAAATTTTAATTCATTTGTCGCAAGACCGAAGCCACCAAAAAGAAAAGGAAGACATGCAAAAAACCCAAACAAAAGAAGTACCTTTAAAAAATACAATAGACAAGGAAGACCCAAATAGACCAGTTAATATGGCAACATGCTCATGTGGTAAAGAATTTAACCCATGTAATTGTAATAACCAGTCTAATATGGAATCAATCCTAGAGGAATTACCTCAACTATTGGTAACACACGCTTATACAAAATTAAAATCAGGAGAACCTTTAACAGCTTCAGAGTTAAAAGTTTGTCTTGATGTTTGTAAAGCTTATAGTTCAGAGACTTTAATAAAACCACCGGCGAACATACTGGAAACAGTACCGTTTGATGTAGATGGATAATAGAGTTAAAAATTTTAAGAATTTTCTATATCTGTGTTGGAGACATTTAAATTTACCAGAACCAACACCTATACAATACGATATAGCAGATTACCTACAGTCTCCCGATAAGAGACTTGTAATTGAAGCCTTTAGAGGTGTCGGAAAGTCTTGGATTACATCAGCATTTGTGTGTCATCAATTATTATTGAACCCACAGCGTAATATACTTGTTGTGTCAGCTTCTAAGAGTAGAGCTGATGACTTTAGTACATTTACACAAAGATTAATAGGTGAGATGCCTATGTTACAACATTTACAGCCTAGAAATAACCAAAGGCAGTCTAAAGTTAGCTTTGATGTAGCTCCGGCTACAGCTTCACACGCACCCTCAGTAAAATCTATGGGTATTACTGGTCAACTTACAGGGTCAAGAGCAGATTTAATTATTGCAGATGACGTAGAGTCAGCCAATAACTCACAGACTCAGTTAATGAGAGACAGACTAGGTGAGACAGTAAAAGAATTTGACGCAATTATTAAACCCGAAATTGGTAGAATTATATTTTTAGGAACACCACAAACAGAAATGTCATTATATAATGATTTAGAAGAGCGTGGTTTTAAGACTAGAATATGGTGTGCCCTTTATCCCAGTAAAGAACAAACGACTGGTTATGGTCATAAGATAGCACCTATCATTGCAGATGTAGAAGACAATGAAGGTAAGCCTACAGACCCTAAAAGATTTGATTCAGTTGACTTACTAGAGCGTATGTCTTCTTATGGTAAATCTGGGTTTAACTTACAATTTATGTTAGACACAACTATGTCTGATGCTAATAGATACCCACTTAAACTTAACGATTTAATTGTACTATCAGGTTGTTCAACTTGGAAAGAAGCCCCAGCAAAATTACAATGGGCATCATCTCCAGAACAAATTAAAGCTATAGACCCTGATATACCAAATGTAGGTTTAAAAGGTGACTATTATGTTGCACCCATGCACACCAGCCCTGAGTTCACGCCTTTTGAGGGCTCTGTGATGTCAATTGACCCATCAGGTCGTGGAGAGGACAAAACAGCGTATGCGGTGCTTAAAATGCTTCATGGAGTGCTATATTTGACTGCTATAGGTTCACTAGATGGTGGATATTCAGATGATACTATGGGCAGACTTGCACAGATTGCTAAACAACAAAATGTTAACTATGTCGTTATAGAGAGTAACTTTGGTGATGGTATGGCTACACAGTTGTTAAAGCCTATTATGGCTAGTGTTCACCCTTGTGAGATAGAAGAAGTAAGACACAATATTCAAAAGGAAAAGCGTATCATAGATACTTTAGAACCTTTAATGAATAGTCACAGATTAGTTATTGACGACATTCTTATTAAAGAAGACTTTAAACTTGAGCCTGACCATCAGTTGTTTAGACAGATGACAAGGATAACTAGAGATAGAGGAGCTTTAAGACATGATGACCAAATTGATGCTTTGGCTATTGCCGCTAATTATTGGGTGGAGCGTATGGACAGAGACACCGTTCTATCTTACCAACAACACAAAGACGATTTATTGGACAGAGACCTTGAGAGATTCATGGAAAACACCATTGGTCGTAAACCTAAACAGGACAGATTTATATAACATGAGCGAATATCAAATAGACTGGGATTTAATCTCAAAATTAGAAGGTGGTAACCATCACAAAGGGTATCATCCTAGTGAAAACAGTGGTGTAACTATAGCTACTGGCTTTGATTTAAAGGATAAAACTCCAGAATCTTTGCTTAAACTAGGTTTTAGTGATAGTTTAATTATGAAATTAACTCCTTATTTAGGTAAAACTGGTGCAGAAGCTAGTGAAATAGCAGGTAGTTTACAGATAGATGACATGGATTCTAAAGAAATCAATGAGTTATCTAAGATGTTTTACACTAATGACATAGCTAAACAGTTTAATCTTAAGTCTAAAGACAAGAAATTTAAGGAATTGACTGCTTCACAACAGACTATTATTGCATCTGTAGGGTATCAGTATGGTTCCCTTAGTAGAGTACCTACATTCTTTGGTCATGTTACAGAAGGTAACTGGACAGAGACTATTAATGAGTTGAATAATTTTAAAGATAAGTTTCCTACTAGAAGAGAGACTGAAGCTACATACCTTAAAGAACGACAAAAGCCAGAACAGACATATTTCTATGCTAAAGAACCCGTAGAAGAGCCCAAGTTCTATGCTAAAGAACCTGAAGAAGAACCTAAGTTCTATGCTAAAGAAGAATAAAACCAAAATATTTTAATAAAAAATCTGAGGTGGTATACCACAGTAGCGGAAGGCGGCTTTCCCCGTAGGGGTCACGCAGGCGCCCGCAGGTTTGGCTTTATATTTCACCGGCTTGAGGTGAGGAAAGCAGTATATACAAGCATAGACCTGAGTTGAGCCGCTAGCCAGCCAAATGTGACTGTGCGCTTGTGTGCTCACCTGTTTTTTTAGTTTGGGCTAGCGCATAGCATCCACACAGCGCCACGCATAGCCAAACGCATAGCACACGCATAGCACACGCCTAACGCTAAGCTATTAAAGTACCCGTATTAGATATAAAAAGGTTTACACTATGTGTATCTATAATAGGTATTAGTATGGGTAGTATGTACCTAAGGTATTAACTAAGGTAGTACCTAAGGTATTAACTTAGAGTATATCTCTTATACTTATATCTATTAAACTAACTTAACTAACAAGGCTAATGTATTACTCTACTATTATGGTATTAGTAATTCTATGGACTACTCTTATAGTATCTACATATAATTATTTAATATAGACAATCATAACAATTAAAGGCAAACGCCGACAAACTAGCTGGTGACTGTTTTTTTCTTATTTAAGTTATGTGTTATGTGCATAGCTGTTATGCAATCTTAACATATGACATTGATTAAATAGTATATTATAAGGATATTATGTTAAACAAACAAACAAAGGATAATATGAAAAAAGACATCATAAGACAAAGCGCAAACGCTGGCGGCTATAAGATTAAAGGCGCAAGCTTCAGCACACTGACTGACACAGCTAACCAAATCAAGGTTTGGTATTCATACGCTACACCGGTAGCGGTGACTGACATTATGCAT